CTTGGGTACGAGCACTTAAGCTCGTATCTAGCTTTCGCTAGAGGTTGCTGAAATTAATCAGCACAGCAGTTTCCCACTGCTGCCAACTAAATCTCGTTCCGTCGAAGAGATTTAGATCGATGTAATCCCAAAAAAGACTACATCTAAGCTTCGTGCGGTATCGCATATTATCATGCCTGATAGATATGCGTCCACGAACCAACTCGCCACGTATGAACGAGATCAGCAACCCTGAAGGGTTGAAGATTAAGTCTCTACGTTTAACTTGTCGAGGGTAACGGATTACCTTCTCCTCAAAAAAGATATACTTCGGGCGCGATTCATAGGCTCTATAAATCATAGTGCCATTTGAATCATACCTAAAGTGTTCCTTTTTAAGAAAACTAGATGGAACGCGGATACCGGAGTCCATATTTTCGGAGTAGGGAACGTACAACGAAGTACGTAGACCACCCATTAAATATGTTATACCTCTAATAAGAGGTATGCCAGTATAAGCACTCCATTCGTTTAACAAGTTAATGGCGACGCAAGTATCTTGTGGCGTATTGAGGGACTTAAGATAAATCCCTCGAACAGGCCGGCCAAAAAACCAGTCTGTACCACAAGACTCGCGAAACGGACCTTCAAAGAAGGTCTTCGAGCCATTCACGCTGAAACCAGTCAAGCTAAGGAGGCGAACAAGATTTCGATACGCTTTAGTATCGCAAATCAGATCGTCACCAAAACAAGACCAGTTACGACGTGAACCATCTAGTATCGAAACACCTGATACTCTATGGGCGGCCCGAATGAGGCAAGAGAAGATAATCGTCTGAAGCGGAAAGGTAAAACCATTCCCCATCGTAGATATCATCTCTAAGCGCACCTTTTCATTACCGTACTTTGTAAATGGAACTCTGAGATCCATAAGGATATCATAGAACCAACCGGGCAAAACAGCCCGGCAAAGGGATAGTGAAACGGAATCGGAAGCAGAAGAAAGGTCAATTGTGGAAAATTGACCAGTCTTCGAACCGACCTGCGCTAGCCGTCGATTCTCTAATGGCTGCGTAGAGAGATCTATTCGAAAATAGTCTCTCAGGCGGCCTTCGAGAATTGCGCCAAGACCAAGCTGAAAATACATATTCAGCGATGGCTCGACGCAAATCATACGGCTTATGTCTCGCGTTTTTGGAACGAAACACATGCTGCTACTGTCAACTATCTTCGGGTATCCTAGTTCTTCACGGCGGAGGCATTCCGCCTCATGAAGCTCCGGGAACCACTCATGATAGTTTCTGTACAGTGTGTACAGAGATGTAGACGTTGTCGCCATCTTAGAACTAAACATCTTAGCATAAAAGCTATTATGTGAAGAGCCAAGACTGGCACCCGGGCCGCATCGAGACTGCGACAAAATGTCGTAGTAAGACTCGACCAAAGGGCCTCCCATAGGATGAAAAAAGTCGTCAAGTTCTCTACGGAATTCACCGAAGAGTTCGAGATCACTTTCCCATTCTGGGGAGAACTTCCAGTCCTTGCAACGACGATTTGCTGCAAGGAACTTCTCATAGGCAAGGCGATCAGGTTCCTTAGTATCGCTAGGCAGCCACTTTTTCAAGAGGCTGTTAACGAGTAGGGTAGCTGCCACCTGCTTATAAGAGGCATCTGGAGCCAATCTATCAAACGGTACAGAACCATTTGGTAGAAAGGCTTTAACGTCTTCAACTACAGCGCTATAAAGAGCGTCAGGACTAAGGCCCATGTCGACTCTCCTAACTAAGTACCGGTATTTGCCCTAATGAGTAATATTCACCAGATTTTGATCTGTTGATATGACAGCATTAGCGCGAATAGCCTGAATTACACCTTCGAGCACAGAACCCGCAGTACCTGAAAGTACATGCATATTCTGGAGGACGAGAAGTGTAACCAATATCGCTTCACGATGAGTCTTGACCCAAGCGATCATCTAGATCACTCCGGTTATCAAGGTATCACCGATCGAAGCACTGATTTGATTCAGTGCACCGATAAGAAGTGACATAGAAGCTCGTATATTAGCTGCGTCCGCAGTGTCAGCTCCAGCTGGAACATCCACCTGGAGCGTCGCATTGAGGATAGCAGCAGCTTGTCCGGAGAGGGGAGTTACCCCTTTACGTACAATAATTTTATACGAATTTCTCGGTACAGAGCGAAGAACCCCAGTTACGGGATCTACCACACCCAAGGCCCGAAGGACTTGGGGTCGTGATAGAGTAATCGTAAATGGGCGCGACGGCGACGACGCGGAATCAACACCTGTCTGAGTACCGCCAAGGGCGGTGACAGCATATTGTTTCCCAGCCGAAGTCGGCGCAGTGTCGGCAGCAATGGTATACGTCGGAGACGTAAAACCAGTTTGTGCCCCTCCTGTAACGGGAGTAGTAAGAGTAAAACTCATTGGGTTACCTACGTTATTTATGGCCGAAAAGGCCAGAAAAGAAACGACTGATAGAGTTCTGTTTACTAGTAAGAAGAGCACCAATGTTCTCCCATGGACGCGAAGACAGCGGAATCTGAAATTGAAACCGCGGTATAAGCTCATCGGGGCCAATGGATCCTCGACTAAAAGTAACAGATCTAGCAGAAGCGCTACCGGTTGGCTGTTCGAGAAGGGTCAAACTGATCTGATTAGGGACAACAATATTCTGAGAAAGCGGGCCATAACTCCAAGAGTATTGGCGCGTTGTTCTTAGTGTCTTGCATCCCCAAGCCAAATCAGATGACCTAAACGAATAAGCCTTGATTATATCGCCAATATTGGCAAAATAATCAATCATCCAAGAATAAGGTAACAGGTCCCAGATAGTGGGCAAAAAATGCGGCAAATCAAGCTGCAAATTTTGTGCAAGAGAAATCTTGCCACCTGTTGCGTTAGTCTTAATCGCGCCTTTAAGACGTACCGTGTATGTACCAACAACTTTGTACATAGCAAGGGACGAATAATCGCCACCCGATATTGGACTCCAAAGAGTACCATTATTGAGTCGGAAGTAGTCAGTAGCCGAGGCAGTGATGGGCACTGTGTCAAAATGACTATTATTAGTCAAAGAGGCATATGCATCAGCAATGTCAAGAGCTAAAGGACGCCATCCAAAGCGATACTCAAGGTACGAATCTGCGACGGCCTTTGAGATAGCTTTAACCTGTTTAAGCTTACGAGTGCGTTTCATTACGCCCTCGAGATACTTAACAGATAAGTCTCTCATAGCCTGCATAGGATGAAGTATACCATGAATAGTTTGCTTGAGCTCGCCAATGTCTTGTCCAGCTTCAAAAGAAGATCGGACGGCATCGGCTTTCTCAAGGAACTTCATGATAGCCCGGTTAGTTACTGAGGTAACTATGTCGGCTGGTGCCAAACTTTCATGGGCCCAGAGACCAGAAAGATACGGGTAACCGTAATCCTCCTGACCTAAGGGACCAGTGTTAGTAAGAGGACTATAGCGAAAACCCCTGATTTTAGAGATAAATACGTCAGCCGCAACATGCTTCTGACTACCTGAAGCGGTAGTAGTCGCATTCTGCTGAAGGCGGATTTGGTCCTTCCATCGAGGGTTGTAAGAGCCATTAAATGTTCGGGAGTACAAAGTATTACTCCGATCATAAGAAACAGTAGAATCAGTACCATTGGTACTATCCCACTGATGCTTGGTCATACTAGAATAGTATGAATCATTAATGGTCTTCGAATAGTTCTCAGGCATACAGACTCCAATAGCTATCGTTACGGGTTCTAGAGTTGCGAACTCTAGAATTAGTCCGCAATCGAAGAGAGAGGCTAACGAGGAGGAATATCAATAGTACCAATACTGAGCTGATTAGAAATCGACTCGGTAACGGAACTGAGCACACTAGATAGAGTCTTCAACCACTTCTCAGGGTCATCCTCGAGCAAAGCTCGAAGATTTTCACTGGCTAACTCTTCAATCCGTTCACGAATGGACGGAACAAAAGAAATAGCGCGAAGATCGGAAAAAGAAACTACACCAGTATGCTTAGGCATGGTACTCTCCACGTCAGTCCAAAACACCCTAAACACGATTTGATACGTGCAAGGGAGACTCCCGCTGGGTTGCCAGCAGAGCGAGAGGGCCCGAAAG